CCACCGCCCGTAGGCGCGTCACCTCTTAAGGATTTAATAGTGTTGCCAAGACCTGTAAGCAAACGCTCAGTTTCAATAACACGGACCTTGACTAAGTCCAAGCCGTCTAAAAGTTTTTGGAAAGGGTTTCCACCTTCAAGCCTCGGTCGAAATCCCGTGGGTGCATCTAAAAATTTGATCCGTACGCTCTGAATTTCAAATAGTAAGTCCTTAACTTGATTTAGTTGTCGTACCAGCGGAGCAAAATTAACTCTACCTATCTCCCCAATGCCTAATGCAGCAAGAGCTGCACGGGAAGCCAGCTCCCCCACACCAACATTGGCAGCCTTAAGATAGGCGACCAATAACTGCACACTTTTAGGCAGTTTAGATAAAGTAGCGTTTTCTAGTCGCTCTAAAGACTTATATAGTCTTGTAGCTGCTCGTTCTGCCTCACTGACACCCTCTACCTTAAAGCGAACTTTATCGGCTGCTGCTTGAAGGCGATTCGCAGCCCTTTCTACGTTCTGTACTTTTTGCTGCAGGCGGTCAACTGCCTTATCGGCTGACGATGTATCCGCTAAAACACGTATTTTTGCATCATAAGACGCCATCGTATTTCAAACAGACCACGCTAAGTTCATGCTAGCGTCTACGGCGAGCGCTTTCTAAAGCCGTCTCTCTGTCTTCGTTGAGAATCTGGAAGTAGGCGCTCCAGCCAACGAGTTCTTCTGGCGTCATTGTGGTGCGGACTTCGGACAAGCTCATGCCCAGTTCCTTGGCAACGCCGAACTGCAGCATGAGCCAGTTGTCCCTGCGAAGATCCGCTACTAGGCTTTTGGGTCCATCGGCTCGTCTTCGCCGTCGTCCAGGATTGCCAGCATTAAAGACTGCAGGTCTTTGTCCTTGACCTCGTTCTTAAGTACATCAACCTCTCCAGGTGAAAACAGCTTTTTGCCGCTTTCGTCTTTTGCCTTGCTGATCAACAGCTGAAGTGCGAATGCAGAGGCGTCGTCTGATTTGGCTTGCTTTTGGGCGCGTTCGCGCTCAGCCATAGTCAGCGGGCTGACGTACATTTCAAACACGCTGCCGTCAGAAAGCTCTACTTCGCGCTTGCTGGGCTCAAGATTTGCGGCCTTGCGAAGGCGATCGATGGCGCGGGTAGGAACCGGCATGACAAGTAGTGGTGTATGAATCTACTGTAGCGCTGAACAATAAAAAGCCCCACCGTAGTGGGGCGTATGACCGTAACTTGTAGCGGACTATCAGGCAGTGGTGCTGAAGTCGAAGACCGGGGCGGTCGATGGGCGGAAGTTCACGGTAACGGACTGTGCATCATCGGGGTTGATTGCCAGATTCGCAGAAGTCAACACTGCATCGAAAGTGATGGAGCGACTCAGAGTCTCGCTAACCGAACCACCGCTGAAAACACGGTCGATATACAGGCGGAAAGCAGCACCGTTTTGCTGGCGCTGCAGCACGTCCTCAATAACGCGGTTGCCCATGTCCGAATCTTCGTTGGTGAAGTAGAACGTGGCGGAACCTGTACCATCGCCAAAACCGGCGATGAAGGTGCGGAATGGCACGTACTGTTGAGAGGTCTGGCCGATCGTGGTGACATCGATTTCGGCGCGTGTCATCTCAAATGACCAGTCCCGAACTTGACCCACAGACACAAAGGCGTCGTATGCAACCTGGAATTTGTTCGGAGAGCTGAGCGTGCCAGCGTCGGTGATGCTTACTGCAGAACCGCCATCAGTGGCAGACACTTGCATGTCCCCAGTAGAGGCTGTGTAGGTAATAACGTAGTAAGTAGTTGCGGTGCTCAGACCTGCGGGCAGTGTACCGCTGCCGGATCCGCCGGTCGTGGTGTTTACCACGCTAAATTGGACGGGATCACCAACACGGAAACCCAAGTAGGTTCCAACAGTAAGCGTGTCAGTTCCGGTGGTAACATCGGCGGTGCCGAAAGTAGCAGTCGTACCAGCGGGCTTGTAATACAGGGCACCTGAAGTGCCGGACAGAACGGTGGTGGCCATTGGGCGTACCAAAGAATGAAGGTTTCTGCGGGCACTGCCCGGCTTCTTACAGGTTAGCAGTTATTCAACTTAGTACAGTCGCGGTGTAACCGGTGCTAACCCTGCCTACAAAATGCGGGGATTGTTCTTCGGCAGAGAACGTGGGGCCGTCGATTTCTCCTACACGAACAAAAACACCGCTGGTTTGTTTGCCGGTGTCATTGATTGTTTCTAACACGTTTACAGCAGTTGTAATTAGCTCTTGGTTGCGGGCCGGACCACGGCCTTTTTCTGTGAATACACGAATCACCAAAGCTCCGCGTGCGTTGTCTACGCTTGAGGTCAGCATTGGTTCGTTTGTAATACCGAAAGTAATGTTGATGCGGACGTATTCAGTTGTGGTGTTTGGTGGGACGGCAGTGATGTTGTCGAAGTACACCGGCACAGACGGCGTTAGGCCGCTAAATGCTGCCAGCAGCGGTGACTCCATCGAAGCTCGAATTGCTTGATAATTCATGAACCAAAACCTCTACCAGATCTTCCTGAAAGCGGGCCATCGCGGAAGCCGAGTGTTGCTCCACGGTCCAACGAGATTTTAAGGCCGCCTCCAGACGTATACGTGTTGTACCAGTCCAATTCTGCTGTACTGACAGCCGAAGGTTCCAGTCCCACGTCTCTGACATTACCTCTAATGTGCGGTCCTTTAGGGCGGCTGCCGGTTTCAACAATTTTTCCTACCGGGGGGATCTTTCTCTTTTCCTTAGTGCCATCTGCATTGATCACCTCCTCGTACTGACCTATGAATACGCCCTCTTCCAAATCCAAAGCAATAGGAGCGTAGTCAGCGCCGTTTACTATTTCGTAATAAGCACCCTTTGACTTAAATTTGGACTTTGGTACATTCCTAAGGTCGTATTTATACACTTTTCCAGTGCCTCTAGGCCCCCCTGGTTCTGTGCCGGGAGGTACGGCGTACCAGGCGGAGGAAAACTCGCCCGAATATGCAGGGCCTTTTTGCGCTAAATCGTTCATTATCTCTACACACACTCTTCGTGAAGCTTCAGTAACGGTCTTTTTTAGGTCTTTCCTAAAGAAGTTTCTAAAGTCCTTACCCATTACTGCGGCCTCACGATAAGGGTGTGGTAAACAGGCTTGTCGCCGCGATAAGTCAGAATGTCGATGATCTTGGCTTCGCGGGTCGCTCCAGCCTGTGCGTATTGGACACGGTCGGCTTCAGTTGGGTAGTAGTCGCCTAGCTCGTCGTTACCAATCAAAATCTTCACATCCGTGGTTTGATACAGACCCTCGGATTCACGCGGGGTTAATCGACTAATGATTCCGCGCACTGTGACATTCGTGTCCGCTCCACTGACAGCGCCTGTGGCTGGGTCGTAGGTGCGGGGTGTTGTTGTCTTGATATAGGTGATGTCCTGGCCCCAATCGGCAAAAAGTTGCTTCGGTACAGGCGCAAAAGTATCGTCGATTAGTCCCATGTCATCCCCTCACTACGCGCACTTGGAAACCGCCAGAACCGCCGATCGTGTACGCGCCAAGGTATGACTGCAGCCATGGGTAAACGTCGAACACGTTGTTGATAGACCCGACTGCTTGACTGTCCGTGTTGTACTTCACCTTTAGTTCGCCCAGCTCGACTTGCTCGTAGATGCCGGTGGTGCCCGTGTTGCCCGTTAAAGCGTCGGTGTCGTTCGCCAGAGCGCGGGCCAGTTCATACGTTGCGTACTTGATTTCTGATGGGATTTCGCTGCATAGAAGCTCTACGCGGTCTACGTGGTAGTTATTACGGGGCCAGCTCAGGGCTTGGCTTGTGCTGCAGCGGTCGCCGTAAAAATTCAGGCCGTCGATCCAGCGGGTGGCGCTGATGATTGCGCGGTTCTTTTGGTCGTCGGTTTTGTCGTCCCAGGTGCTGCTGTTTGGGACGGTTTCAAAGTACGAGTTTGCTTCGGCCAGCGTTACAAAGCTGTTGGAGGAGGCTCCCTTCAAAGTGGCGTCAATTACAGCTGCCACGACAATGTGCGATGCTTTGTTTCAGTTTAACGCCAATAAAAAAGCCCCACCGAAGTGGGGCCGGTGCCATGCAGTCCAACCTGATCTTATCAGGAAGGGATGGTGCTGGTGTCCAGGGAGCTGTTGACGGTGAGCTGAACCATAGGGATCAGGTCGATGTCGTAGGTAGCGCCCCAGTTGCCTGCGGTGGCCAGTGCGGCGTTGGTGGGGTTGTCGCCAGCATTGGTCCACTTGGTGCCCATCACGTGGTAAGCAGTGTGGTAGTCCACAGACAGAACGTCCTGCTTGGACAGCACGTTGCGGTCAGCTTCGATCCGCAGATCTTGCTGGACGCCTTCCATGATGGAACCGCGCTTGGTCAGGTAGCAGTAGAACTCGCGCTGGTGACCAACCGTGCCAGGGGCAACGGTGTTCACTGCGGGGTCCATAATGACCTGGCAGCCAGCGAATTCTCCGATAGACCGGGCGTTAACACCCACGCCGCCGCCACCCCAGGTCACAGCGCCAGAAGCGGCCAGTGCTGAAGTGGAGAAGGTCAGCAGACCCACCTGATACAGGTAGAAGCCGACGGA